GACCAACGCCGCATCCCGAAAATCCAAGAGCTGATTATCCTGATCACCGATTATGAGGCCATCCTGCAGATCAAGCAGCCCTGGCCGCCAGAAGATGCCGATACTCAGGCCCGGCTCCAGCTCTATGAGCGGAATGCGAAGCTATTCAGGGGCCAGCATAATCAAGTTTGGCAGGATGAAATCCGCAAGCTCCGGGCAGATAAGCGAGGTGACTTCAGGATAATAATCAACTATCACAGGCTCTTGTCGCGGCTCTGGGCGGATCTGGTGGCCGGCGAGATCCCGGAGGTAGCGGCAGACCAGGATGACCAATTGGCCGCCCTCAAGCGGATCATCGAGGATAATCTACTATGGGAAGGTATCCAGGATGGGGTGGTCGACTATAGCAAGTGCGGCAGCAACATCCTTAAGATCCGGTACGATGGCCGGGGGATCATTGAGAACATCCCACCCAAATACTGGTATCCTGTCGTCTCCATCAGCAACATCAAGCAGATCAAGGCCCACATTATAGCATACTCCTTTTCCGATCCTGCCGAAAAGCGAAAGGAGATCAGCTTCCTCAAAGTAGAGGTCCATAGGCCGCCTGCCGATGGCGAGGACAGCTATGTCATCGAGCACCGGATCTATCGGCTCAAATCCGGTAAGATTGACTCTGAGGCGCTGCCTCTGGACAGCTTCCCGGAGTTCGCCGGGCTGAAGCCCATCGAGCCCACCGGCTTGGATGACTATGATATTATCGATATCCAGAACAAGCCCGAGACAGATCAGCTCATAGGCACTGACGATTATACCGACATCAACAGCATCCTTCATGAGATCCTCATGAGGTATGCCCAGATATTCAGGATAGAGGATAAGTTTGCCGATCCGAGCATGTACGGCCCGCCGATAGAAGAGCAGGACCCCAGAGACGGCGAGTATAGGGTGGTTGGCGGATCAAGATATATCTCTGTGGTCGAAGGCCAGGTCCCTCCCGGGATCATAGATGGCCGGGGCCCGCCGGTCACCAGCTACACATCCATCGAGCACCTCATGCAGAGGCTCTATGAAGTCTCCGAGACATGCAGGGTAGCCTTCGATGCCAGCCAGGCAGCCACGGCACTCTCAGGCACCGCCCTAAAGCTCATGTTGAGCAGGCCATTGTCGAAGGCGGGCGGGATTAAGCTGCGATACGACGCCCGGCTGAAGAAGGCCATCCGGCTTTGCTCCCAGATGGAAGTCTATCATGAGATGCCTGGAGCAATCGAAATTACAGATTTCCAGATCAAATGGAAAGACGGCCTCCAGCAAGACGATATGCTAGATGCCCAGAGGCAGGCCACTCTCATCGCCGCCCAGGCCATGAGCCCACAGGATGCCATGAGGGAGCGGGGAATGTCCGAGGGGCAGATTAAGCAGGCAATGGAAGATATCAGAGGGCCTGCAATCCAGGAGCCAGGCGAGGCTGCGAAACTGACACTGCCTGCATTAGAGGATCTCAATGGCCAGCCGGCTCAGTGAGGCCCAAGCTAAGCGCCTCATCAAGCTCTACGAAGCTGCAGAGCAGGAGATCCTAAAGGAGTACAATAAGGCACTCCTGAAGGGCAACGACCTCAAGAACTTGCAGGCCCTCAAGAATAACGTCGCTGCAATCCGAAAGGATCTACTGGCAGGCGGGCGGTCCTGGTGCGAGGAAGCGGTCTCAGCAGTCTATCAGGCCGCCGTGGCCGAAGTGGACAAGGGCCTGGCCGCAGAGATCGCCTTTGGGGCGATCCATCAACAGGCCATGCAGGTCCTGGCGGATAATGCCTATGCTCGGCTCCAGGATGTCGATGCAGTCATAGGCCGGAGAGTAGACGACGTTTACAGGAACCTCGCCCTGGAATCTGTCCGGGGCGATGTGGCCGGATATCAGACCTGGAAGCAGACAGCCAAGCGATACCGTGGAGCGCTGGCAGAAAAGGGCATCACCGGATTCAAGGACGCGGCGGGCCGGGAATGGAATTTGAAGAGCTACACCGAAATGGTAGCCCGGACCACTACCCGCGAGTGTAAGATCAATGGGACTGCGAACCGCCTCCTGGAGCATGGCCAGGATCTAGCCGAGATCACAGGCGGCACAGCCAAGAACACCTGCGATATCTGCCGGGCTTGGGTGGGCCGGATAGTGAGCCTCACTGGCAAGACG